TCTCGGTCAGCGCGAAATAGATGTAGGCCCCACGTGGCCCCACGGTTGAAAAGGCTTCCGGTGCAAGTTGAATGCGACGACGAAAGCGATCATCGCTTTCCATGATTACCGGCACCGTATCGGTTGCCGGCACAATGACCATGCGCACGGTCCCGAACAGCACGCCAAGGTGATCAAGATCAGTGCCGACCGCATAGGCAAGTAGGACCGCGCGTGCCTTGTCATTGATCAGCGCACGAATGATGGTTTCGCGATAGGCATAAGACTGCAACACGATCGTCATGGGTTCGGTTTCCAACCCAAGCGTGTCGATCGGCGGCAGATCGGGACGCGTGACGCGCACAACGTCCCATTGCGACAGCACCCACGCCTTTTGCGCCGTCAAGATCGCCTCGAAACTCACTTCCTCAATCAGTTGCGGCGGTGCCAATTGCGTGAGATCGGGAGCAAGAAACCGTGTTGACATCACGCCGCCTCTGGCAAAGCCGTGACGATGGCTTGTTTGAGTTCATCGACATCGAAGGCGAGCGTCCGAACTCCACTTGGCGTCAAGTCGCCCTGCAACGCGTTCGGTCGATAGATGACTTCAATCACCCATGACGACGCGCCCGTGCGATCGAAGTCGGTGATATCAATCCGATAAGGGCTTAAGCGCGGTTCGAACAAATCGATTGCCAGCGCGATGCCCCAACGAATGCGCAGCAACGTTTGCGCATTAATCGGCTCACCCAGCAATCGGATCACGTGCGATCCGACATAGCCGCGCATGATCCTTTCGAAAAACGGCGTTGTGAAAATCACCCGAACCGATTGCACGACATGATCCCAACCCGACAGCAGTTGCCCGGTTTGACGGTTCATGCCTGCCATTGGTCACACCTTTGCGTAGGTCTTGAGTGCCGGGCCGCCTTCGGTCTCAACCTTCGGTCCCTCTTGATCCTTGTCAGTAAGACCAAGATAGGTGTTGCCGATGGTCTCAACGCGCGAACTGCCATTCAGTGTGATCTTCTGCGACTTCGCTTCGATGCCGCTTTCGGTCAGAGTGATCGACGTGTTATCGCCAACCTTCAAGATCAGACTGTCCTTCTTGTAAGTAATCGTCACCTTGCCGAACGTGATGACGTGTTCGTCTTCACTGTCCCCCGGTGAGGCAAAGGTTTCATTCCACGTGAACGGAAGCGCAACCGCTTGCCCTAACTCACCAGACGGCGAAATCACCGTCATGTTCTGCCCCTTGGTCGGCGGGTTGTGGAATTTGAAATCGCCCGCCTGTTGTCCGTAGGGTATCCATGCCGATTTAAATTCGGTGTCGTCGGTGTCCGGGTTCAAACGCAACCGCACTAACTGCTTTTTGGTATCGATATCGGTGACACGACCATGGCGCAACACGTTGGCTTGCCGGCGCTTCATCTCGCCAACTTCCGCCCATAGCTCGGCTAGATGTTCATCGAGCGTCATAGCGGATTTTCATCGCCCCTGATGATGATCACCGGATGATCACCCGGCAACGCAACAGGGTTGACTTCCTTGTCAACATCATCGGCTTCGATCCTGTCTTGGCTCGGATCAAACCCAATGCGCGACGTCGTGACATCGGTGTCCGGTGTCGGGTACGGTGGAGCAATGCCGATGCCGCGTGCACCCGCCTCGGTGATCCCGAGCAAGGCGCGCGCCTGAAGCCAATTCGGCAGAGTATCCGCAATGATCTCCTGTTCAATCAGCGTCGCGACAGCCGACAACCCGTCGATGTTGGTTGACTTGATGGCGTCTAGAAACTCTCTGATGGGATTATCAGCAGCCATCGGGATGCCCGGCAACGGTTCGGAAATCGTATCACATACGAACACGATGAACCGCGCCGCCCATCGTGCGCCGCGCTCGCCTTCGCCGCTGCGCTCCGCGTCGGTGGACTTCACAGCCATCACCATCTTGCGAAACAACTCACCCCATGGCCCGGCCGGATCATTGAACAGCGCGCGCCGCACCTGCATTTCCATCAAATCAATCGCGCGCTCATAGCCGGCATCACTTGCAGGAATTGCAACGCCCGGCCCTGTCGCTTCATCGGCTGACACTGCCCCGGCAATTCCGATTTCAGCGACCAACGCTAGACGACGCGTGCCGCCATTGACATCAAGCCCGCTGATCTGCGCTTCGTCTTTATCGGTGAAGATCGACACCCACGGCATATCCGTGGAGCGCACGGCCTCTTGCAGCGGCGCGTTGCGGGTGTCGTAAACCTGCACACCGGCCCACACTTTCTCTTTCACCGCTAGCACGGCAGCCATGCGAATGCACAGCCGCACGACACTCATGAGCGGATCAACGCAATCGCCGTGCGCCCGGTTGCGTCGGGCGAAGCGCGGCTGATCTCATAGCGTTCATCGTTGCGCTCAAGCAACAGCACTATGTCTCCGGTTTGTGGATCGGTGCCGATGACGTCACGTGTACGAACGGACACCGCAAGATTGCTGACTGCGATGCGTTCACGAAACGGCGACCCGGCATGATCGCCAGCGAGGTTCACAACCATGTCTTGCGCAGTCGTAAACACCGCAACCACCTCGCAAGATGGTCGCGCGTCGTTCTCGGTCGCATCCGAGTATTCGCTAACTTGCATCGGCACAATTCGAATGCGCTCGCCCCATTGCTGATTGATGACGCTTTCAACCCGCCCGGCAAGCTTGCGCCAATCAACCAAAGGACTCACGTGCGCTTGCCCTTCATCAAGGTTTTCGGGCGCGTGCAGATGTTGAGATTGTTGGTTTGGCTGTCGAGATGAATACCCTTGCCGTTCGGCATGTCGTATTGCTTGGCATAGGTGCGTTGTCCCGGCCGGTTCACCGTCTCGATATAATCAGCCGGTGCGAAGTAGGTTCGGAACAGTCCGGGGACGCCAATCGGGAACATGAAACACTTGTCCGTCGGCACGAACAGAGTGCCACCCACAGCACCGCGATAGTTTTCGAAGATGATGCCGCCGAAATCGAACTGTCCCCAAATTTCGCCGTTGGGTCCGATGTAGGCCTGTCGCAACTGTTCGGCAGCGGGATTATTCAGAAACGTCTTGACCACTTCCGGATGGGCAATCAGGTTGTCGAAGAACGTATCGCCGCACACCGCGCGCACACCAGCGAACGGAATGCCGTCCAGATTGGCACCCATGGTGCGCGTGATCTTTGCGCACAACAGACGCAACGCCCCCGATGCCGGCGTGACGTTGTCGAGATCAAAATCAGTCTCGACTTCCGCCACCACGTTGAACTCACCGAACAAATCAAGCGTGGTGCCATCGGCGTAAGTGACAAGGCCTTGCACCGCGCCGATACGCGAATATTCGATGGTCGCTTCATGCGACAGCCGATGCAGCAACAGCCGCTCAGACACCTTGTCTTGCAGAAATTGGGTTTGATCCTCGGTGCCCCACGCGCGCACGCCCTGCACTTCCTCGGCCATCACACCATCATTGATTTCGAAATGCGGCACAGTGAACGGACGCCCGGTGCGCAGCGCCTTATCGATGGTCTGACCCGGACCACCACGCGGCGTTGGCGACACCAACACCAGTTGCCCGGCGCGCTGTTCGATCACAATCGTCGTAGTCGCAACCGGGGTTTCCTGAAACAGCCCGAGACTTCCCAACCGTCGCGGCTGAAACACGGGCGCGTTGATGGCATCGGTGAGCGACACCACGTTGAAAAGATTTGAATGGAAGATGTCCAACATTGGACGGTGTCCTTTCCGAATAGCGATCACGCCCCGCGCGGCGAATGCCGGCAGGTTGTTTAATTCGCTGTGATGTTGTTGAGGGGGTAGCTAAGTTAGCGAACGATAATCCCGACCGTTGCAAGCGCTGCAATGGCGGCTGTCTTCTGTCCCGCGTCGGCAGTGCCGAAATTGAGAACCTTGCCGTTGACTTCAGCATCGCGCACGATACAGGCAATGCTCTTGTTCACTTCGCCCACACCTGTCGTGATCGAATAGAGCGCGATGGCCGTTGGCGTCTGCGATCCATCGGCCGCCGCTGGCGCATACTTCACGATCGCGCCGCCCGTGGTAACCTTCGCAATCAGATCACCAGCCGTGATGGTTTGCGAAGCGCCAATGGTGACGTTAGCACGCGACCGTTGCCCATTCGCTTCAGACAGAATGAAGCTAGCGGCAGGCCGCCCTTCGTTGACTGCTACCATATCAAAATCCTCCTGTTGACTTCATGTCCCGACATTCAATGCGATGACGGCAGCGTCGCGCCGACCCGCGCTAGCGACGACCGCCAACTAGCCTTTGGATCGGGCCGCGTCTCGGTACCACCGAGATCAAACGACAACGGAGCCGCTGACCTCTCCGCAATCGTTGGCCCCGTTGCCGTCAATGTCGCGACCACTGCAACCGGCAACGTTGCCAGCAATGATTTCGCCTCATCCACCGACAGCGAAGTTTTCAACGCAAGATTTTGCGCCTGCGGCTCACGCCCTTTGGCTTCCTCGCATGTCAGGATTGCAGTGATCCGCGCTTGCGCGGCTGCGGCACCTTCGGCGCGAATGGCGGATGCATCGACTTGAGTCGTAGCGGCGATCTCTGCGGGATTTGCATTCATGGTCAGTCTCCGTTGGTTGCTGCGGGTTGAAGCCGACAGACGCGAAAGCGTTTCGGCAAACGTGCCGACACGATCGGCAAGGCCTTTTGCCTCGGCCTCGGCACCAATGAAGGTGTCTGCCTCGGTGGCCCGGATCATATCGTTAGTAAGCGACGGCCTGCCGGCTGAAACCGTCTCCACGAAACGATCATAAAACGTATTGACGTCCCGTTGCAGCGCGGCCTTCACGTCCTCGGACAATGGCCCGAACGGATTGCCGTCAACCTTGTGCGCGCCCGCAAAAATCAGCGTCGGCGTGCGTCCCTTGTTTTTCAATTCCTGGGATTGGTCCATATGCATCATCACAACGCCGATCGAACCGGTGATCGATGTCGGTGACACCACGATCTCAGTTGCGGCGCTGGCGAGACCGTAAGCAGCGCTTGCGGCCATATCGTTGACAAGCGCGGTGATCGGTTTGATTTGCCGGGATGCCATGATCTGTTGCGCAAGCGCAAACATCCCCATTGCTTCGCCGCCCGGACTATCAATATCGAGCATGATTGCTGCAACGTTCGGATCGGCAATCGCAGCCGCGATTTGCACCCCGAGCCCTTCATAAGACGTAAACCCCGAACTGTCCTCACCAATGAAAGCGCCACGATTGATCAACGTGCCAATTACCGGGATCACGGCAACACCGTTCGCCACGTTGTAAAGCACCTCAAGCAAGCGCCCGCGTTCATCGGTCGGGCCGGTTGGATCACCGACCAAACGGTTGCCGGTTGGCCTGATCTGCTTGAAGGCGTCCGGTA